CCCAAGGGGGTGGGTTTTCCCAATCGATATCATCACCACCGAGAAAGTGCATCCCCGCCTCAGCATAGGCACACAAATCAAAGCTCTCGTTACGCGTCTTATCCGGGCAAATCCACTGGCCTTTTTCATCGATAAATTCGGCCGTCAGTTCATCAAACCATTCTCTAGGTGCCCAAGCCGGCAAATGAAAATACCGAGAACCAAATTCTTCACGTGAGTAGCTGGCCACCACACGATTTTTCAGTCGGTTGGTGTGCAGCAGCAATAACGGGATCTCACCATGGGCCAACTTGCTGCGCTTATCTGGATAAGACTCTTTGATTAACGAATCCATGTCTTTGTTACTGGACCCTTTCACCAAGCGAAACAAATGAGACAGGCCTTTTGCTTTGAGCCGGTTATAAAACTGGTAAGCAAAATCGGTCACGGAGGTTTTCTTTCCATCTTTGACCCCAGCCGAGCCGCCAGAGTCACACAGGGTTAAAGCGGGTTTCATCACTCGGCCACTGCCATCGGCCACGGGATAGGTTTTCTTGATTACCTGATCGATAAGCAAGTCCCAGTCTTCGGCGTAAATGGTCGGATTGATGCGGTCACCGTTTCGGTGTGGCGCGGTGAGAATTTCAAAGCGGTCGATGATCCAGCGCTGCAGCCCTTCACCAAAAACCTGAGCTTGCACCACAAAACGGGCGTTGGATTGCCCGCCTTGCACATCGATATTCATCAGCAAGAAGCGGCCGCCAACGGGTACCACGCAGCGTAAATACGGGTTCGCTTTGGCTTTTTCCATCAGCTCATGCGCCCCAATATCTTGCCCTTGGGATTGCAGAATATACGAGCGCCCCATTCGGGTATTGATAAACGAGATCAAGGCGTCTTCGTCGCCACTGTCTTGATACATGGCCTCGGCATTGAGATAGCGATAGACCAAGTTTTGCCAACTGCTGTAGGTCGCAATCACGCCCTCAAACCAAAACGTGGCCCATTTGGTGGTGCGTATCTCGGACTCATCTTTGACTAACTCGCCGTATTTATCCACCGCCCCTTCACGCAACCATTGGCCGCTGGCATTCTTGGCGTGTTTTTCACTTTCTTCAATTCGATGGCCACACCTTGGGCAAGCCACATACGCGGTTTGAGACGAAAGTAATGGGTCCCCTTTGTCGTCCCATTTCAATGTTTCAAATTCTGGCCTAAAGTGGGCGTGGCAATCATCGCAGGTCCAATAGAAACGGCGACGATCCCCTTGGTTATACAACGAGGCAATCCCCCCACAAGGTTGCGCTTCATGAGGCAGCAATTCTTCTTCCGGTTTGGGATGGCGAACAATACGACCAGGCGAACTCTCGGCCATCACCATGCCTGACGATTTGGCGTTTTGAACCCGCATGAGCATCAGCTCAAACTTAGAGCCCTCTTGCCCTACGCCATCATCGGCCCGGTCGTAATCGGTCGCACCCGCATATCGATAGGTCGACGCCGACAAACTGGTTTCCGTGGCAGAATCGAGCTTAAGATTCATGCCATTTCTAAATTTCTTAGAGGTGATGTTATCGTCAGACTTACGCCCGGTTTTCAAACGCGCAATGCCTGATGTGGCCGAAAAGCAGCGATCCAAATCGGCCTTGGACATATCGGCCGCTTTGGTTTTGGTGCTGTAAATCAGCAGCATATCGCCAGGAGCTTGCGTGACCGTATAGTTGATCCACCCTTCCACCAAGGCTTTGGTTTTGCCCGAACGCGCCGGACCGACGACGATCACCGCTTCATAAATGCGTCTGGCCAAGCAGTTCATCGGCTCTTTCATGTAAGGGACCAACGAAGACAGAAACTTGGTCACATCGGTACCATCGGATATCCACAAATTTTCATCTGCAGCTTCAAGCGGAGTTTTATCGGTGGGTGCACACAAATAAGCCAGCTCTCGACGGATCTTACTCGCATCAGCAAATTGAACACCAAGACGGGTATCAAAGCTGTTCAAGCCCATCTGACACCGCCTTTAAATCAAAGTTAAGTAAACGTTCTAATGCTTCGAGTTGCTGCGTGGTCGCCGTTGGGATTGCCGATTCAATCCGGGTAATGACTTTGTCTTTAAAGCCCTTTAAACCGGATATACAAAGCGCAATTTCATTCTCATAATCTTCTTTAGAAATGCACTCGCTCGATTCTTTTTGCAGCGCGAGCTTTTCTCGTTCCGATTGCACGTACGCTCTTAACTCCGCGGCACTTTTAAACCCCATCAAATCCGGCGCCGCACTTTCTTTGAGTGGCGCTTTGCATAAGTAAGGCGCGACTTGCACCACATCATACAGCGGGGTTTGCCCTTTAAAGGCAATCGGCTCAACTCCTGCCGATTTAAGCTTTTTGCGGATCGTTGAACGGTGATAGTCGAACGCTTCCAACTCGGTTAAATTCCAAAGTCGTTTTTCATTATTCATTGAAAGCCCTTATTAATAGGTCTCGTCTCTCCGAGCGTCACGCCCTTTTTCGCATCAAGCTGACGTTGCTAATCAATGTAGTTCGTTTGAACTCTGCTTGTTCCTTTTTGATTCTGTACTTGCGCTCACACGTAAGGAGTATCAGCCGAAGCTGAAGATGATCATCGCTAACAAGCCAGACAGCGAGGAACCCACGCCTACCGGTATTCGGTGTTATTTGTCTGGATTTGAAATCGCACTGTCGTAACCATAAAAGTCACGCAAGTGCTCAATTTGGTCTGCGCAATTGCGCCAAGATTCGAGCCATATTGGGTCACGCTCGACCGCCTCACCGTAGGTTTTCGGCGGCGCGGTAAACGGTTGTTGGCAAGCGGTCAGATACACCGCAGGTGGAAGCACTAATCTTTCTTGAACTTCGGTGATGACTTCAGTGGTAGTACACCCACTTAGCAGCATCAGGAATAGGTACATCAGCGCACTTTTCATGGTTGAGTACCTCTTTAATTTCTGTCACGGTTTGAATGGTGACGGTATTTCGCTCTGCTTTGGCTTGCAGCAAGACATCGGCGGCCTGCTGCGCTTGACGAGCTTCCTCAGTTAAGGTTTTCACCGTGATAGCTAGGGATTTATTTTGGTTCAGGGACGCTTTAAATTGACTCTGCAGATCACCGTATCGCGTTGCTTGAAGCTGAGTGAGCTCAAACAGATAAGCCGACGCCGCTAAGCTAGCAAGCAGTAAAACCCCTACGCCCACCAGCAAGAACTGTTTGATAGAGACGTTCATAAGCCCCCTCTTTTACCAGCCGTTTAAGCACGCTTGTTGCTCTATTGCCCGGCGTTTGACCACCCCTGAACATTGGCTGTCAGGGTCATTGCAATTTTTTCCGTTAACATAAACCCAACGTGAAAACTCTCGGCACGCTTTTAAAGGTTGGTTTTGATTAAACAGCTTGAGCATGGTGGAACGTTTAAAGTTGCCAGCACCGAGGTTGAACACAAAGCTCACCAGGACATCAAACTGAGCTTGAGTCACATCAGCAGTTAAGTATTGGTTGACCGTTTTTTCAGCGGTTTGGATATCGGCGACAAAGTGACGGGCAATCTGTTCTTTCGTCGCGACATCACCCTGCTTAACGCCCGTGGTATGACCCAGGCCAATGGTCCATACATCAGCGCTGCACTGATACGCTTGTGTTCGGCACCCTTCGAGGTTGGCAATATGCGCCAAACCTTGCTGGCTGGTTTGCATATTGGGACTAAGGGTAAAAACAATGGACAATACAACGGCAACTGAACAAACGGTTTTACTGATTAAGTTTTTCATTGAGCGCTTCCGAAATTCGTTGCTTGCGAATTTCCTCAAGCATTTTGAGTTTGATGCGCCGATTGGTGAAGTACGTGACAAACACCATCACAATACCAATCACGGCTGCCCAATCTTGAATGCTGAAGGCCCCGGTCAGAGCCAATAAGCCGCTCGTGAGATATGAAAAGAATGAACTGAGTTTATCTTGCATATGAGGCCCATAAAAAAGCACCCTACTTTCACAATGGAAAGGGGTGCTCGAAAGTTATAAACGCTAGAAACGAAAAAACCCCGCCGATTGGGCGAGGTTTTTTTACTGTAGTAATTATGCACACTTGAGCGGGGAAAGCAAGAATACTAGGTCTATGTGTCATAACATTTGTACAAAAACGCTTTAGAGGTACTGCACTATGCATTAACCTATTTCATTCTGGTTAGTTAAAGTTAGTTGAAACCCTAAACGCTTATTAGCAGTGCGCAGCACTCTTCAGATTAGTCCGCCATAAATGATGCTTTACTATGTGCATCTGCGTCGGATTGACCTTGACAGCTTTCACAGTACCCCCCGTCATTTTGGTAATACTCAACCAAGTCATCGTCATCTAAGATATTTAGACACTCTTGATGTTCTTCTTCAAATTCATGTGTATAACCTGAACATTGAACATCTTCCACCAAATGACGAATTGATTTATCAAAATGATACTTCTGATGTTCAGACATTACCTCATAGCCATTCCGACTGGAAAATTTAGCGATTCCCATAACTACACTTTCATCGGCACCACTATCTCGAGCTGACTCCTCAAGAATCTCCGGGTGATTTCTAATAATTTCTTTTAAAGCCTCTAAGTTCATTCTTATCCTACCAGTTATTTTTAAAGTTGAATTCAATTTGCACTGCTAACAACTGTTAAGATATTAGCAACGCAATAACGATGCGTTAAATGCTCAGCTTATTTAGGTGTGTTATGTTTGAGTGAAGCGAGATCGGCTTTAAGAACTCAAATAAAAGCAATCATTATGTGTCTGACTATTCTTTATGCGAATATTTTTCGTAAAGTTCTAGCTTCTTTGCTTCTAAAAACTTTAGTACTTGTAACTTGATAATAGACTTGTTTTCATCTGCTAACTTCTGTTGAATCTTCAAACCATCAACTTCCATCATTAACTCACTATTCGCGTCCATTCCTTGAAAATAAAGGTTAAGCACACAGGTGCCCTGATGATCAGAGTCATTTAGCTCATGGCTAGAACTTATACTATATAACTTTAGATGCTTCTTGAGTTCGGGCTTTATCAAGAAAATACTGGAATCCAGCTTTTCTCCTTTGAACATTAAGTCTTTAACTTTCTTTTCAAACCACTCGATCTCTTGAGGTTTTTCTCCTTTAACATTTTCATCAGGAGCAAAGTAAATTTTCTTAATGTCTTGGTAATATAAATACATTTCTTTTGACTTAGCTAATTCAATGAGAAAATCTACACGATGCTCATTGGTAAAGTCACCAAATAGAATTTTCTTCATTGGCTCTTGGGAAACATAGCCGTTACTTTTTAAATGATGATGGACCCTGGTTGAAACCTTGTTAATTACACTAAGACTCTCTTTAGATGAGTGTTTGACTGTGATGTTTAAATCAATATTGTTGTTATCATCAAGTTTTAATTCTATAGAACAATTATGGTAAGAAGTGTCATCCCCAAAGTTTTTAGTTTTATCTGTTCTCTTAATGACAATATCAGCAACTAAATGATTTGGATCTTTTCCATCACCTGCAAGAGAAAAGCATGGATCGTTATCAACAGTGGATATTCCAAACGGATCTACTATTAAATCTGAAAAGTCAAAATCATATGGTATTGCATCAACTAAATCTTCTTCACTATTCCAGACAAGTTTTCTAGTTTGGACCTTAGGGTTTTCTTCTTTCGTCTGAATGGACTCTTTCAAGCTTTCAAATTCATCCGGAGATATACCAGTTTTTACCAACAAAGGACCAAGAATTTTTTTATCGTTAGATGAAGAAAAGATCCCTCTTTTTTTTAAAATATCCTTGATATCACCAGGTTTTATCATTGAATTACCAATAAATTGCCGTAGGTAATCACCAGTAGGAATAAAGAAGTCAGACATTAGCTAGACTCCTAAAATTAGGCTTAAAGTTACCAAGTGATACATTTAGTTCCATTTCATTCGAAGATAATACTTTTCGTATTATCGAGTCATGATCATCTGGAAAATAATCACCAGTAACAATCTCAACATCACTGACATTGTCATTAGTGTTCTGACGACAGTATGTTATCAGCTTTGCAAAGTTATTTGCAGAAAATCCATCGATAGATGCAACCAAGAATTTACAAGTTTCATGCCCGCCAACAGTCTTCTTTAGCAAAAACGGGACAAATGGACTATTCAAGAACTCTACTTGCATTTTTTTATTATGTTGCATAATAGTAGAGTCAGCTATGTTCATGCCAGTCAATGGATTAAAAAAATTCCAATCCCAATCAGAATGTTTACTTTCAATATATGTCAAAACATTGAGGATAAATGATACTCTACGATTATCCACTATATATAACTCACCTATATCATAGTCATTCATAAATCTACTGCTTTGTAGTTTTGAGACGAAGTCAAAATCTTCATGGTCACAACTTGATATGTAGAATAAAACGGGAATATCATTAATTCTCTTGCACCCTTTGTAATCTACGTTCAGCTCTCTTCGCTCTCCAGAGCGTAAAAAACACTCTCTTGTATGAACTAGATCTTGAATATACCCTTTGAACTTTGCAGTAGCAGATGCTGGATACTTACTATCTTTGGCATGTTTAACAGAAATAATAAGGTGGTTCAGAGTTTCTGACTCTAGTAATGACTTGTAAGAAAATTGGAAATCAATACCGTGCTGTGTTTTTTCACCACTCTTAGACGTTGAAAGTGCATGCTTTTGACGCTTTATGCAAGGATAATAGATCCCTTTCTGAGGTAAGCCCCACCCAATTTTACTAAAAAAGTTTTCAGCAATACTTTCACCAACTTCACCAATGGTCTTAGAACGTTCTCCAGCCACAATCTACCTCTTAAATACAACAACTACTAAAATTTTACTTTGCTTCCAAAATCCACTTAGCAATCCAACGATCAAGCTCTTCCGGTGAGTTTTTAGCAAATAACTTTAACCAATGGGTTCGCTCATCAGTAGGTAATATTTGTGTTGCAAACAAAATGGCACGCTTTCCTTTCTCACCTACGTTGTATACGTCTTTTTTGATATCACGTACCCAAGACACATTCTTTGTTGTTACAGCTGCAATAGCTTGGTTTTCAATAAACTCACTACCATGAATGTACTGTCTGAATTCACGGTCTTCTAGTAATAAACTATTGTGAGCGACATACCACTCTAACCAAAAGCGAACAATTTGGCTTTGAGCTGCATCATTATTTATAACAGACTTAAGCTGTTTTTTGTGTACCTTTGTAAAACTCTCATTAGTAACTTCTTCGAAATACAAAACCACGTCGTTTATAACAGGCACAAAAAACTCAAAATTATCTAATATCACAGATGCAATTGAGATATTTTTGCTTTTTTTAGCCTTTCTGATTAATGCCCGAGCTAAACCAAGATCTAAAGTATCACGCTTCAGGAGCTGATCAGAGATTTCATTCAGTTGATGCTCTACTTTTTCGTCTTCGTCTTCAACTGGCACTTCGACGAAATCAACCTCACCTGAATAGGGGTTTAAAACCTCTAAGGTTCTGAATATTTCCACTTTCTCTAGTTCATATTGATTGTGGAGTGTACCTTCTACATATTGTTCAGTTTCGAGTATCCTCGTTTTGTCTGTAGCTAGTGAAAGCCTGTGAGCTTCGTACAGATAAAGAGTTAACTCTTCAAGTACCTTCTCCAGCTCAAGCTTAGAGTCTGAGAAAATTCTAAAATCATCAACATACCTTGTATGTTCTACACCTTTTTCGAATATGAAACGATCTATATCTACTAATATTGCCTCTGACATTAAAATACTTGCCGCAGGTCCAACAGGAATACCTTGTGATGATTTATCATTTAAACTTGTAAGAAATGATTCAAGATCGTCTGCTTTATTTTTCAAGCTAGGGGCTGCAAGCTCAAGAGCATTATTTAATCTATGTAAATAAATTTGATTATAGAAGTCAGTAATGTCGGTTGTTAAAACATATTCGTAACTAGTGGATAACTTCTCTGTTCTTTCAGTAAAGTTCTTAAAACCGTTGTCTTTGGAAAAGAAACCACCTTCACTTAGCTCTATACGATATGAACAAGCTATTTTTTGTTTTTCTGGAGTTCGAGATAATTCTATAGCTTCAGCAAATTCGTAAGCTAATGCTGTATAAATAATTGTATCCAATGGCTCTAACTGATGGACGATTCTATAACTGCCTTTCGGCTTCTTAGAAGCTAGGGATAAAGGATGTTTAACCCTCAACTTCGATATATTAGTAGAGCTTAGATGCTTTTTAACATCTTCCCAGTTATACCAAATAGCTTCAAATTCAAACGTTTTTGGGAAAAAGTCTGAGTCGTAAAATGAGCTGATGTGTTTCTTTGCGAATTCCAATGATTCTTCTGTTAATTTACTCACTACCTAACCTTATATTTATAATATATTATTAACTAAAAATTGAAATGTTTATTATTAAAAAATGGAGTCCAAGTGATAAAGTCCCCAATCATTACTACTACCCATAATTATAGTTTTAAAATCTAATCCAAAATCGCATTTAAGTTGGGATTTAAAGTGTTAATTTCAAACTAAAAAAGTATTCTAACACCAAAAAAAATGTCATATAAAAGCTTCAACAAGCTCAATTTCCCCATAAATATCATGTTTAACTGACTTTATTTTTAAATGTGAAAGCTCTTTATTATTTTTCACAGCTTTGATGATTTTTTCTTTATGGACATTATCCAAATTATAACCAAAAAATAAAGTGTCGAACGCATCAAACGGAATTCTCTTTAGGCATACTTCAGGGTAATTGCCTAAATTTAAAAGTTTAACATTAAGACTGCTTATTTCTTCCGGCAGTTTTATTATTGGACCGAGCTTTTCATCACAAAGCTCAAGTGGCAAGACAATACGTGTTTCATCTTCATAAGCCCATTTATGTGCTTTTGAGAACATTAGTCGCTTCGTCAGCTCATCAATATCAACCCCGTTAGACAACATTTGAGTATAAGCTTCAATTGCACTTGATTTTTCTGAAGTTTGATAACTTTCAACTGGTTCACCATTTATACGCCAATTACCTTCAAAATAGGTAATACATGCTCTATCTTCTGATTTATAAGTCACAGGAAGAGGTATGTGTTTAGTGAAGAATGGATGAGCTTCATTGAATGAAATCGCTATCCCTTTGCCCTCAGAAGCATAGTGTGTCCACATTAATTCATTTGTCGCTGTATTACTTAGTGAAAGTACACCAATTTGGCTACTTAAAGCATCAAGGATAAGCGTGTTAACACTCGAAACCATACTTTTAAATTTATGTTCTTCAAAATCAGACACAGAATCAAAGTTTTTTTCTGTTAGAATCATGGTCGGAAAGCAGTCATCAAGCCTTATGCCTGATGGTCTCAAATGCATATTAATCAATTCTTCATCCGAAGGGACATAATCAGGATCAGCCTGCCATTTGTCATGTTGCCGCTTTGCCCATTTTAGGTCTGATGGGGAAAACCGGTTGAAATAAGGAAGCAACTTTGATTCGCTACCTTTATCATTTAAATACTTTGGCTGAGTAAAACGAAATTTACCATTTATTAGAAATTGAAATCTTGGGATTAGACCATTACCACTTTCATCATCAATCAAACCATAATATTTAACCAACAACTTACTTTTAACTCCTATTGTATAACCACTATTAGGTAGAGAAATTTTATATTTAAAGACAAAATTATACTCTTTAGATGGAGTACAAAGTATAAAAGCTACCGCCCTTTACTTCTCGGCCATAGTAACCAGCCATCAATTCCAACTCTCTATAAATAAGAAAACAAAATACCATACTGTATTTGAGTTCACAAAAGGGATTATTTATCGTTTCGACAACTTTTTTCTATAGTAACTTTCCGTAAGGCTTGATCGTTACAGACCACCTCACACAATACGCCACTTAATCTACATCTCGTTTCCTAAGGTCCTGTGTGATGTCACGCAAAGTGCTTTCTGTGAATAGTAAGTTTGATAATCAGCATGGTAGGTTTGTTTCAGGTATTAAATTGAAGAGGAATAGGAACATGGAAAAAGTGCAAGATGAACTAGCTGAGATTGAACAGGAAATCGGCGAAAAACTACAAACTGCACAAGCTGCCCTTGAACAGGCAAAAGCTAATAAATCCCCGATGGTTCAAGTTGAAACTGATACCTTAGAGATACTATTTGAGCTCTATGCTCCCCACCAACAATACATTAACATCTATTCACCTGAGTACATTGCTCTTTTCAGTGATGATTAATGGGCGTGTAACCCCTTGGATTTTTGAACATAAAGACAAATTTTTGTGGACTCCCCTTTTGAAAGGCTTCCACACTCAAGTTGTCGGTAGTATGTCTATTCTATCTTACTACGGTATCGATAGGTTTGACGCAAAAAAGTAGGCTTTATGTGAATGGTTCTTGGACATGAATCAGTTTCAGAAACTCGAACATTAGCAGTTCATGAATAACTACAGGTATGAAAAGTAGCTTAACTTGAAGTCCATAGTTGATAGTGCAGATCACTAAAATCGATACAAACTGAAAATGCCAAGCGTTGAGAATCACTCTTAAACGTCATGTTGAAAACTTTTACGATGCTTGTGACACACTGAGTGTCAATGTATCATAAACACTAGTTGCATAGGAGCATACAATGAAAATACTAAGTGTAAAAACTCAAGATTTGCATAAATATATTTCGAAAAAAATAAGATTTAATCACGAACTAAGCATTATAACAGGTGTAAACGGAAGTGGTAAAACCAGCATATTATGTTTAATTG